AACTCGTAGCGGCGGTGGTAGCGGCGGTAACGGCAGCAAGAATTCAAATGGCAGCGGCAAAAAAGCCGGTGCAACAAAAACTACTTTTCGTCAACGCAGGCTTGCACGATTAAAGAAACGTGAAGCGGCTGCCAAAAACAAAGGCAGAAAGAGTCGTTTAACGAAAAGGATAGGCAGAGTAGAACGCCGCATTAAAAAGAAATCTAAGTAAGGAGATATAGATGCCGGGAGCTAAAAACGGTAATGGTAAGGGTAAGAAGGCGAAGGGTACCCCAAAGAGACCTGCTTCACCTTATCCAACACGAGCGACTGCTAAAAAAATGATAAAGAAGGATTATTAATCATGAGGATTGTTTCTGACACGGAAGTTAGAATTGCCATGTTAAGTGGCGCGGTTATTTTATTGCAGCCTGGGCAAGAGCGAGAAGTTTCAGATGAGATTGGCTTAGTCGCTGTGCAGATGGGCGCTAGAGCTTTGTCTGGTATGCCTTCCCCTGAGGAAGATCAACCTGTTGAAGACGAAGTTGAGATTGAACTGGAAGAAGAACCAGTTGAAGAAGAACCTAAAGCACCTACGTTACGTGAGGGGCTGGTTGAAGCGTTTATAGAAATTATAAACGAAGGCAACCCCGATGATTTCAAAGCTGACGGGGGCGTAAAAGCCGCTGTTATAAACAAAAAGATGGGGGATACGATTCCTCCCGAAGAGCGCGAAGCTGCTTGGCAAGAAGCCTTAAACAGATAGAGGTTTGATATGACTGTAACCGTACAAAGCGTTATAGATCGTGTACAGGTAACACTACAGGATACTACTGGTATACGGTGGCCTGTTGTCGGGGAGCTGGTTCTATTCGTAAACGACGCTCAGAGAGAAATAGCATTATTAAAGCCCGACGCAAGTGCTACAACTGCTAATGTACAGTTAGTAACAGGTACTCGACAGACTATACCAGCTGCAGGTAACCGACTCTTAGCATTGGTTAGAAATATGTCTGATACTTCTGGCGGTGCTACAGGTGGCAGGGCAATTAGATTAGTTTCTGGTGAGGTACTAGATGCTCAAACTCCTAACTGGCATAACGCTTCTGCGTCAGCTGGTACGGATGCAGCACATACTACTGTTGTTAAACATTACGTTTACGATGAGCAAAACCCTCGCGTTTTTTATGTGTATCCGGGCGTTGCAGGTAATGCATACGCTGAGATAGTTTACTCAGCGAACCCTTCTACTGTTGCACAGAATGGTAACTTGGACATACCTGATATTTTTGCTAACGCGGTAACAGACTACGTTCTGTATCGAGCGTATTTAAAAGATGCAGAGTACGCAGCCAACCAGACAAGAGCGGCTACGCATTATAATCTCTTTGTTAATTCGCTTACAGGTAAGGGTCAGATAGACATGGTTACTTCACCGAATAATGATTTAGGTAATGCGGTAACCCTACCCTCTCAACAAGCTCAAATGAGGTAATTGCATAATGGCTTCTTATGAGTCGTTACTTTCTGAAATTATCCCAGTAGTTCCCGGATGCACTGATACTCTTATTGAGCAAAATATCCGAGCCGCTGTGATAGAGTTGTGTGAGAAAACAGAGGTTTACCAAAAAGAGTTAGACCCTGTTTCTACTGTAGAGAATATTTTTGAATACGATTTAGAACCCCCTAGTAGTACAACTGTCCATAGGATTATATGGATGACCTACGACGGGGAAGATTTAGAGGCGATAACAAATGCGTTGCTAGAGCAGCGTAAGCCTAAATGGAGACAATCTGGTTATGAAGGACGACCAGAGTACTTCGTTAAGCAGTCGCCTTCTCTTTTTTATGTGGCACCTGTACCTAATGAAACAAAGGTAAACGGGTTGCTGTTACGGGTAGCGTTAAAACCTACTCATACGTCCAGTTCATGTGACACTGACATAATGAATGATTATAGGGACACTATAATTAATGGGACCATTTACAGGTTATTAAGACTTCCGGGCAGGGAGTGGACAGATTACACAGGCGCACAAATTTATGGGTCATTGTTTCTTGAAGGCGTAGCCAGTGCTAGCGAGATAGGGAAGCAATCGGCATCAAGAGTAGCTAGAAAGGTGAGATATAGTGGAACAGGGCCAAGTTATAGGCTTACACGAACCAAATACTCAAAGCGATGAAAGAGTTTTTGAACCAGTCATTGGTAATATTCGTGAAGATTGGGATAGGGTTCGCCCTTATATTCAGTCTCTTTTGGACGACTGCTCGAACTTGTCTTTCCGAGTGGAAGATGTCTATGCAGAAGTGGTGGCAGAACATGCCGTTTACTGGAAAGCCCCTGAAGGTTTTGTGGTATCAACTACAGAAGTGGATCGGTTTACAGGCAGGAAAACTTTTTTAGTATGGATAGCTTGTGCTTACAAGAAGGGTGATAGGAACATGTTGAAGTACTATCCGTTTTTTCAGTCCGTAGCGAAACAATTAGGCATGGAAGCCTTGGAAGTACGGACCCCCCACGAAGCTATTCAACCTATTTTGTTAGGCGCGGGTTGGGAACTAGACACCGTTGTATATAGACTTGAGGTATAGAAATGGGAAGTGGACCTAAACAACAAGATTACGAAGCTAGTGAAGCAGAAAAGCTGAACGCAGCTGTTGCTAAAGCCGAACACGATAAGTTCCGAGAGTTATATGCCCCGCTTTTAAGAAACATGCGGGACCAATCTCTTAGTACCGATCCTACTAAGCAGCTACGTCGTAGGGCTAACGCAGATACTATGCAGGCGTTAACTACTGAACTGGACTTTAGAAAGACACAAGACTTGGAATCCACTAGTGATACCGCAGGCGCTTTGATAGGGCAGTTGAATCTTGCGGGTACTAAAGGTAAACAAATTGAAAACCAAGCTAAAACTAATGTATTAGGAGTAGCTAGAGGGCAAGCTGGTGACGCTCAATCTGGTTTGGCTTCGGCTTCTCGACTTGAGACAGGTAACTTATTAAACCGCGCTGCAGCTAAGCAACAGGTAAGGATGGCTCGTAACGAAGCAGCGGGTCAAATAGCTGGGAGCTTATTGGCGCAAGGTATAAGTAATATGCAGACTAGCGGGACACAAGAGGTTCCTCAAGCTGAAGGTTACCAAGGACCGCCTCAAACAGTAACTAAAAGAGGTTCTTTCTTTAGACCTGTTAACAGCCAAGGACAACAGGCTTTAGGTTTTATTAACAGGTTAAATTATTCAGGTACGTTAAATAGCCCTGATAATCCATTTAGTCCGTATAGTATTCTAGGGAGCTAGTTATGTACAGAGGAGCTTTAGGTTATGCCCCAGGGCTTAGAGAATTTTACGGTGAAGCAGGGTCTTATGGATCTTCTGCGCCGGGAGGTTTAGCTCCAGTTTCTGACCCCGAAAAAGCGTATGCCAATATGACTCGTCAAGAGTATATGGATTTTGTAAAGGATTATGGGGATTTTGAAAAACAGTTAATTCAAGATGTGCAATCTGATACTTCTTTAGTTGACCAAGCTCGTGAGGATACAGCGGTTGCAGCTGGTTTAAGTTCTGGTTTGGCTCAACGTAACCTTAGTCGGTACGGTACACAGTTAACTCCTGCTCAACAAAGAGAGATGCAACGTGGGCTGCAACGTAATACTACGCTTGGCAGTATCCAAGCTATGGCGGATGCCCGTATTGCCCAGAGAGAAACAAACCAAAGAGTTTTAACCGATTTAATTAATATAGGGCAAGGTGTAAACCGTTCCTCACTGTCGCAGATGCAAGGTGCTGCGGGTGATGCTTCTGCTAGAAAGCAAGCATACGAGAATGCCAAAGCACAATCTAAAGCCCAAACTTATTCAACCGTAGGTAGCCTTGCTTCCATGGCTATCTTGGCGTTTGCGATTTAGGAGTTCGGTATGGCTGCAAATAGTTTTTTAGGGGCCTTTCAAGCGGTTCAAGGAGCTAATCAAGCTCGTTTTGATAATCAGCTTAGAGCTAGAGCTTTAGACCTAGATGAACGTACGCTTGCCGAAAAAACAAGGCAGTTTGAAATAGCCCGTGCTGCTGACGATAGGCGGTTAGAAATAGACGAAGACCGGATGGCTCTTGACGAATTGAAAGAATATAACCGCGCAAGTGAGGCCATACAAACTCAGGCATTAGATCAACAAAGAATCAACGTATATGGACGGCAAGTAGACGAATTAAGTAGATCAAATACACTCGCAGAAGAAGAGGCCAGGATAGAGGAAGATGTACGATCTTCAACAGAACGAGCAAGGATAGATTTAATCAGAGGTAACATAGATGAATCAGGTATGTTAACCGAAAAATTCTTTGAAACTGATTCTGGGGGCAAGTTAAAAAACAAAAGCCGTATTATCGATTATCTTAATACTCAAACTGGCGCTTTGATATCTAATACAGCGGATGGCCCTAAAGACATGGAAGTTGTAGGTTTTGAAGTTCTTGAAAACGGAAACAGAAGGGTTCTTCTTCGTAGAAAAGACGGTTCAAAGCCAGAGGTTGTACCTGCTACTGAAGGTGCAAGTGACTCGCCTGAAGACACAGTTATAGAAATGACACAAGAAGAATTTAGGGGAGCGGTTCGTAATGCGTACGATACAGAAGAATCGCTTAATATAGATCCTGATAAATTAAATTTGTCAGTTACAGCGGGGGTTAGGTGGCAAGGTAAACAGAGAGCTAGTCGAGAAGAGAAAGTTATTAAAGAAGCCGCTTTACAGAAATATATGGACGGGGGCAATGCAGCTGTACTTAGAGGTATTAGTAAACGACTAATTGAGACAAAGGATGACCCCGAAGGGCGAAAATTACTTCTTGAAGAACTTGATTTAGATCCTGCTCAGTTTGCAGGACCAGATCCGAAAGATCCTAACAAAGAATTCCTTGGCCCCGATACAATACTAACGGACCCGTTAGAGGGTAAGTACGCAATTACTGACGCAGACCTAGCAAGTTCCAACGTAAACGTGGGCGGGTCTAACCCCTACATAGGCGCGAAAAAGAAAGGTAAATTTCAAACCGAGAACAAGAATCTTGTTGCTACTTTACGGGAAAACTTTTCGGAAGAAGATGATTTATTAAGTACTACAAGAACTACGGGCGCTGACCGAGATACCCGCCTTGGTGAACTACAAGAACAACGAAAGCAATTAATAAAAGCTATACCTGATGAAATTAACGCTAGGAAGGCAGTACGAGCCGCTTATGCAGATAAACTAAACTCAATGAATATGAGTGATAATGATCGTAATGCAGCCCTAGAAGAGTATGACGCTTATATATCGCAGCTAGAAGGGTACCTAGCACCAGCTGAAAAAAGAATCGTAGATATTGGGGCGGAAGTAGGTAACTTAATAGAACAGTATAGTACCGATGGCAAGTTGGACGAAGCTGCATTTGGGGCTGCTTTAGCGGCTGGAGAGTTGCCTATAAGTGCAGACGATATAGGCCTTATGCAAAAGTACTTAGTTGATAAAGACGTTAAAGAGTTAGTTGATTTAAATAATGAAAACCGTACTACGCAATACGCAGCTTTATCTTTAATTGCTAGTTCTGTATCTGGTACTGCTCAAGCTAATGTACTTAAAACAATCAGTAATATCACTGCAACGGGTCAAGATATAACTCTTAAAGATATTGAACAGCTTGCGTTAGATGCGAAAGAACTAGATCAAAAAGAACTCTCTGAACGAAGAAAAGAAGAGGGCTTACAAACTCGGGACACTGCAGATAGGGTAGCCGCGCAAGCTACAGCAGTAAGAGAACAAAGCGAAGAGCTTTTTGAGGAGCTTAATACAACATTCAACGACAAGTATGAAATTGATGTAGCAGGTAAATCTGCGGACCAAACTGATAGGCTAAGGAAAGCAAAAGAATTAGCAGGAAAAAATCTAACTCAAAAAGTTAATTACACATGGTCATCAGGCTCGGGAGCAAAAGCGTTCGATGTTATGAAAGATAGCTCTCAATCTAGTGCCCTACGCAAATCTGCAACCCAGCACTTTATGCAAGCGGGTAGGTCTAGTATAGCTGCCTTACTAGCAACCCGTAGTGCAAACGCAGGGTACGAAGAAGATCTTTTAGATTTTGGTGACGAATATAAGCCAAGCGATCAACCTATCGTACAACAAACTGTTTCTATGCAAGACGTTATTGTAGAAATGAAAGGTGATAATGTTAATAGATTTAGGCTTAAAAGATCTGATGGAGGGACTTATCAAGGTGCAGTTACAGCTAGGGAATTAAAACAACGTATGGGGGCAGACGCTTACGATGTTTTCTTAGCTGAGTTGGACAAATCTAAAAGAGAGCAAGGAGAGTCTGGTTTTAACGCGCCTTCTGCTGAAACATTAAAAGGCGCAGCTAAAGATGTGTGGCAATGGCTGAAGGACAACTAGATCCTTTACGCTCTTTTTTAGAGTCTCAATACGGCAGTGAGTCTAAAGAAAATTTAGTTACTCCTGGATCTGTAAAAAGAACTGTTATCCCAACTTCTGGCCTTGGAGATACTTTTTCTCGTGGGCTAGAAGCCGGTACGTTAGGCCTCAGTGCTGATTTAAGTTATTTCCAGGCTCTTGGATCGACCTTGTTTGGTGCGGACGAACTTGCAAAAGAAAAAGTTCAAGAAGCTCGTTCCCTGCAAATGCAAGCAGGTGGCCTTATGGAGGGGGTGCCTGAGTTTGAGGAGTTTGTAGATAACCCCACTATCGAAGGGTTTTTTACGCAAGCTGTTTCTGGTAGCGCCCAGATTATTCCATCTGCTGTATCTACTATAGCTGGCGCAGCTGTAGGCGGTATAGGTGGGGTACTAGGTAAAGCAGCTTTAACTTCTAGTGGTCGATTAGCTGCCCAAAAAGTAGTAAAAGAAGCCCTCGAAAAAACTGCAAAGAAAACTGCTGATGCTGATGATTTAGAGATAGCTCAAAGCGCATGGGATTTATACCGTGGAGGAGTTCTTTCTACTGCAAAAGCGGGGGCTATAACTGGCGCGGCTGCTACTGAGTTTGCACCCTTAGCAGGTAGCAACCTTAGTGAAGCTTTAGAATCCGGTAAAGAATTAAATCCACTACAGGCCATTCGCGCAAGTTTGGTTGCAGTACCACAAACTGCAATTGGAGTCGGGGGTGAGATTGCGTTAGCAAAACTTATTGGCACTAAAGCCCTTAAAAACTCGGCAGGTAATGAGTCAACCATTATGGGTAGACTTGGCCGTGACATATTAGACGGCGCATCTCGAGGTGGTGTTATTGAAGCGGGTACTGAAACAGTACAAGAAGCTATTGCAGTTGCTAACCGTACTCTCCTTGATGAGAACTATGACCAACAGCAAGCGCGATTGCGTTTAGGTGAAGCGGCTTTTGCTGCTTTCTTTGGCGGAGCTTCAATTGGTGGTACGGGTTCTGCTTTAGGCGGCACGGTTCGTGAGGTCGTTAACTCCCCCGCAACAGTTAAAGGGGTAATGGACAAAGCTCGTACTTGGTTAGATGCGGGTCAACAACAACAAAACGATACTTTAAGTAGTGAAGAAGAGTTAGGGCCAATTGATCCTATTTACACTAACCCTGAATCACAAGCTGATATAAATGCTCAACTAGAGGCCATGCTTGACCCCGACAGTGCTAAGCAAGCTGTTTGGGTAGAGAGTGATACCCCTGCTTTAGGTGTTACTTCCGCAGGAAAAGTTAATACTTTAAACATAAACGGCCAAACGGCTTACGGTGCGTTTATTCCTGGGCGTGGGACTATCATATCTCAGTATGCAGATATGGTTCAGGAAGTACTTAGGTCAGAAGCTAGTGACGATGTGCTTGCTGTTCAGTTAGGT